GCTGAGTTGGTCAAGCAACCCTTTCGGATTTAACATGTCATGTCGCGAGAACCAAGTCAGATCAGAAAACCGTAGAATAGAAGCATCTACACCAGTGGATGAAAACCGTTGGAGAAAAGCGTTACGAAGATAGTCGATGTGTCTGAACTCGTAGGCATATGAAAGGGACTTACCTGCCATGTACTCCGCATCTGAGAGGTCTTCGCGTCTGTTAGCGCGAGCGTTAAAACGGCACAAGGCTTTGCCAATCAGTGGGACCATGAAACAGTCAGCACCCTTCACACAAAAGAATCGGGACAGAAACGTAAGATCTAAAAGGAAGCGTTTGGGCGACGCAACCAAAGTCATGCCGGCTAAAGAGCAATGTTGAACCCAGCTCTCTATAGGCACCTGCGCTCCCATCTTGCCATAAGCCAAATCATCACCGAGCACAGCTATCTTCGTTTGGTAGATTCTAAACTTAGTCACAAAGCTGTACCAAAGGCAGATATTCCAAACAGTGTTGCGAGCGGTAGTGTCGGTAGCACCAGTAGCAAGCTGGTGCTTAAGTTCGGCAGACACTCCGTACTCATACGAAACAACTCTGAATGTTTCACTGTTAGCCAAGTAGAATCTAACAAACCATCGAGGCGCACCACAACGCGATAGCCAGTGTCCGAAAATTGTCGCCACATCCTTTAACTGCGAACGATCATTAGCTTTGAAGTCACCCTCACCATATGACTCTTGGCCGGCCAAGAAATCGGCGATGGTGGTGTCTTGCTCTCCATAAGCAAACATGATCCCAACAAAGGGGTCGACAAACGAGTCTAACGCGTGTTTGAGTCTCTTATTGAAACAATGCATGATTGGACCTGTTAACACATTGTATTCATCCGAGCCGACATAAATCACACGCGGAGCCCAGGACGGGTCATTCCTTTTAAGCAGTACTTCACCTTTGACCATGAGAGATTTGGTATTAAGGTGGCGGAAGTCCACGTCGTGGAGGTTCATGAGTGCCCGAGCCATACGATCACGCTTATCAGCGTCAAACTTGTCAACCCAATCAAAGTACAGATCTAGGGTCCAAGCGTAAGGCTCAACCTCCGGGAAAACTCGGTCGGCCAACTTAATGGCCGACTTGACAATTTCTGGCGCAACACTGTCATCACTGGCAAAGTTACAACGTTTGTTAAAAGCCGACATGAGAGAATCAAAGTCGTTGCCAGTGACCACCGGTACTTGTTGGGAGAAGACCGGACCCAATTGATCCAGAGGAGCATGAGGAAGATCGTCCATCTTCCGAGATTCATACAACTTGAAAGGTACCTCTGGAACAAACTCACGCCTCGCTACTAGGCGCAACCTACCATCACCTGCGAACAGGTGGTCACCTCCATCGACGGGAGCGAGGTGAACTGTTTGTGGTAGGTTGCGCCGACGGTAGTGCGAATGTCGTTTCTTG